GGTTCACCAACTCAAAAAGTAATCTTTTTACCATTAACAGTCATTGAAGTAATCTTATTCATTTCGGAGACAGTTTTAGCAGCATTTTTATTTGAAGCTTTTTTATTATTAGACGTAATTTTTCTCATAAACTCTTGATACTTTTTTTCATTCTTAAATTCTATTTCCGTGTTTCTCATAGCAGTTGCCATAATTAGCATCCTCCTTTACAAACAAAAAACTTACAAATACGGTTTTCTACCTAAAGCGTAAGTTGCATTGTATTTAATATAATACGCTAGTAGTTAACAATGTGTCAACCGATACTTTTCAAAGCACTTAATTTTATCTTTATGGGGATATTATCTAAATAAATATTAAATAATTATTGCTCACAGCTAAAACATACGAAAAATCATAAGGAATAAAAAGTAAAAACTGAGCTGGTAGTTATGAATCTATGATACATTCAACTATCTTAAAATTCAATATAGATTTAAAAAAAAGAGGGGCTACTTTATCTAAAAAAAGAGCTTTCGCCACAAGCGATGCTTATATATACCCTGTAGGACTCGAACCTACGACCGAACGGTTATGAGCCTTCTGCTCTAACCAACTGAGCTAAAGGTACAAAAACAACCACTCCCGGGGAGGAGTGGCACAATTAGATGAAAAAGTTTTTTATAAGGTAAATTAATTATATTAGCTATTTCCAAATCGTTCAAACCATTTGCTCAAAAATAACCCACCCTCAAGGAGAGTGGGCCTGAAAAAAGATATAAAATGAAATAGCCCCGGTCAAGGCTATGATTCCATTCTACAAGAACATAGTTTTTATTTCAACAAAAAATCCACCCTATCCTGCGTAGAGTGGATCTCGAAAGAGTAAACGGAAAATAAACATTTTGGGTATGAGTCTACATTACATCTTTTATTAATTAAACTCAACCAAGTTATGACGGTTTTCTAATCAATAATATCTATTACATTGAAATAATGCTAAAATAAAAAAATCGAAGAGTACTAGGCACACTTCCCCAAGCATTACCGCCTAGTACTCCTCGTAGAGTATTGCACGCACCTACTAATCTATAGGATAAACTTGGTTACTGCAAGTAAAACGAATATAACTTATGTACAAGCCCGCCGAAGCGGGCTATTTTTTATGCTTCTGTCGCTACCTTGCGTAGATAAGCAACTTGAACTGGATCTGTGTGAATCCAAGTGTCGTAGCCTGCTTTTTCCATCATCGCTTGGATTTTTTTCAAATCGCCTTCTGTTTTCACATGAGTAAATTTGTTTCCTGTCAAAAAGTAAACTTTCGGATCATTTTGATTTCTAAATAGTAACATGGTTTCTCCTACTTTCTTTGGTTGAATTTGTGGTGTGTTTGCTTGTGTGTTGTTGCTTGTATTGCTGAAAACTGCGTTCTTGAATCGTTCGAACTCGCTTGGTTTTGCCACCCAAGGAGCTGGACAGTTTTTGCCTGTTACGTCAAAGTGGCGCCAAATCTTCTCTCTCGTAATATGAGGATAAATGGCGATCAATTCTTTGACAGCCTTCACAGCATTTTGGAATGTCTTTTCCGTAATGTTTCCATTCTTGTCTAGGCACATTTCAATACCGATCGTTGAATAGTTAGCGTTGCCTATCTTAGAATACAGTGGACGATAGCGTGAACCATCTGCATTGTATTTGCTGATTTCGTTGGCGTGATACGCAACTTCATTTAAGGGAATAATACAGAGTGCCTCAATATCATCTATAAACAGTTGAGCAGAAGCGTAGGTTCCTTTTAGGTTATTAAAATAGTTCTTGTGATTGCGTGCGGTGCCACCGTTGTTGGCAGTGTAATGCATAACGATACCATCAATACCGTTATTCCTGATACCTGGTCTTGAGTACTCATTAATATTGATATACTCGTATTTGATAAAACTCATATCAATCATCCTCTCTAAAAAAAGAAGCAGCCAATCGGCTACTCCTTCTTTTTTGTAAATTCTTGGCCATCGCCATAGTCTGGAACATTTTTACTATCCAGAGCTTGGGTTTCAGATTGGCCATCACCATAATCTATTTTGATTTCTGTTACTTTAGGTTTTGGATTTTCAGTACTATCTTGTAGCTTAGACAGTCTTTCTTTGACCCAATTTGGAATCGGCACACCTAATTGACCTAAATTTTCAGTGATTGAAATCCCGTAAACTGCGATATAGAAAAAGACGAATGCAGTCGCAAACGTCTCGAGATTCATAATCTTTAGGTAGGGATAAGCAATAATCACTAAGCAAACGACTAGCATATGCTTAACGATTCCAAGTAAACCTTTTGTACTGTTGGCATCTTTAATGAACACCCCTTTGAATAATCCTGTCACAATATCCCCGACCACTACCCATAAAAACAACTGCACATATCCATTTGTCAGCAATCCTCGAAATTCATTTAGTAACACTCCATTATCAATAATCACCATATTTACCACCTTTTCTATTATTTAAGAAAAATTCGATTTCCAAAAAATTTTTCATTCTAATACCAATCAATTGAACATGTGTCGCATATTTTTCAATAAATTAAAAAGCAACCTTCTAAGGCTGCCCTTCTACTTCTTTTAGCAAATCATCTTCTACAGTCCAAACCTTCCCCTGAAAACTCTCAATATCACTTCTGCATTCTGTTCGATTTTGTCGATATAAATCTTGATTGACAATTGATTGATTAATATTCGTATTTCCTGCACTATCTGTTGTAACATTTGCTGTTAGATAAATTACCTGTTGTCCATTTATTTTTGATTCTCCTGAAATATTGATAGATTTCTTCGTTTCTAATGCCATAATATTTTCTCCTCCTATTTTTTATTCGTTATCTTGGGACTCAAATTCATCCATTAAACGATCGTAAATTTGAGCTTCTTCACCGGATAACACACCGTCATATTCACTCAATATACGTTGGACTTCTGAAAGATTTTTAGCATACATGCCCCCTTCTACAATAATTTCCTCTTCAAGAAGTATTGTCTGCTCTCTATTAAAAGCAAAAACATTATCAATTTTTCGATCATTATCCGATTTCAGTTGCCCATTAGAATCGATAAGTTCGAATTTATTCATCAACGTTTTTTCCTCTTCAGAAAGTTCTAAAAGCGCCTTGTTTAATTGCTTTACAAATTTTGAACGATGCCTACTATCTTTAGGTTTTAAATTCATTCTATCTAAAAAATTGATCGCTGTTGTTATCTCTTTGTTTTTAAGTTTGATACAAATTTTGTTGTTCATTTTATTCCCCTCACGATGCATTTCTTAATTGATTAAATTCATTTTGCAAGTTATCTATTCTTAATGCCAACATATCAATATCTTGCGAAGTTTTTTTTGCATGCTCCTGTAATGAAGTAGCTACTAAAGTTATAAAGGAATATTGATCAATCCCTTGACCTTGGATTATTTTTTCGGGAGCCTCATCAAGCACAGGCCCCAATTGATGTTGCAACGTATCAATACGATCATATTCATAAAATTTCATTTTTTGCAGAACAGACAGACTATCCTTAAGTAATACCAAATTAGTCTTTAATCTTCGTTCTGAGCTATTGGTAAATGATGCTGCATATACTCCTGACCAATCAGAATCATTTGTTTTGTGAACGTTTAAACTCGATACATACAAATCAAAGTTGTTCGCTAAGCTTATTCGCTTACCAGTTCTGAAGTTATTTAGCGTCATACTATTTCCAGAGTAGAGCAATCGTCCGTTTGCACTTGTTGAACCGATGCTGTAAAAGTCGACATACGTGCTATCCCCGGAAAGAGTTAATCCAGAGTTTCGAAAGTTTCCACTATTGCTAGAACTAGCAGCTATATTTATGCCTTCATTAAAGAAAGCTAGTGCACGTGTTCCGTAACTCGTGTTGACATTAACTATACCGTTATAATTGAGTCGGAAACTGTTTGAGGATGTATCAAATCTTAAGTCAACACCATTTAACTGCATATTCCCAGAACCGCTAGATCCATAGAAAGTTGCAGCACGTATGTTGATTCCCGTTAACTCTCCTGTCGATATGCTACTAGCATTTAAGTTAACAATATTCACATTCGCTGCATTAAGCGTTCCAGTGGTAATCTTGGTCGCTGAAAGACTACCGATTTTGGCATCTGTGATCGCTGCATCTGCAATCTGTGCAGTGCTAACTGCGAGATTTGCTATCTGCGCTCTACCGATAACACCGTCTTCAATATATGTCTGGCCAGTAATTTGGACTTTGTTACCTGCAATCAACACGCCATCTGTCGAGATATTGATTTGATTGATTACATCATTTTTAGATACTTTCAAATTGATAGTATCTGATAGCTGAGTGATCTGTGAAGAAGTGATATTAGTATTGGCTTCGTAAATATATAGCTCTCTAATTCTTAATGCTGTTCCCGGAGGAACCCAAATTGAAAAACCTGTATAAACAGAAGTTTTTATTGTCCCTGAAATCCAAATCGGCTCTAAATTAGCTAAGGTAAACTTCAGATTTTCTCCTGATCCAGTACCAACCTCAAATTCTTTATTGGCAACACCTGAGTTAACATACATCTTAACGTTATAGGTTTTTCCAATACTCAAAGATAATGGTGGGGATCCCCAATAAATTCTCTGCCTAGTAGAAACATTTGCATTATTTACAACTAAGCCGTTAGAATCAAATGTTATTCCGATATTTGATCCCTCAACTACCGGTTTAGGAACCTGTTGTTGGAATTTATAGTCGGGGAATATATTTGTTACATCAGCAATTGCCCCCTGCACCTCGGTAACAGTCTGTCTAATACCATTTGCGGTTGCTTCAACTTGTGTAGCTTTAGTTAAAGCAGAGTTGGCGGTTGTCTCAACACTTGATATGGTTGTTTTCAATCCATTCGCTGTTGTTTCAACTTGTGTTGCCTTCGAAAGGGCTGATTCGGCAGTGTTCTTTACAGTTGCTACTGTTTGAATAGTGCCGTTTACCGTCGACTCGATTTGATTGACTTTTGAAGACTCCGCCTTATCCTCAGGTGCTGGCGACCAATCGGTAGGTATATTACCAACTTCAAACTTTAAGTTTCTAACAGTTGGAGTTCTTCCTGTATTATATGTTCCATAAAATGCTAACAAAGCTCTTGTTTCAGTAGATGATTGAAGTTTTGGTTTAAATGTATATGAATATCGAACAAATTCGGTTGTTGCTTGAATCGTCTTAGTACCGATATTGTATCTTGTACCACTACCATTCTGACTATATACATTAACAGGTCCTGCAATCTTAGACTTCAACTCAAATGAAATTGTATAATATTGATCTAAACCAAATTTATCAATAATTGGAGCCATGTCCCAAGTCTGTCTATTTAGGAACTCACTACTAGTAGCTGCTGAATTTGTTACTTCTTCATCTGAATTAAGAAAGTAATTCCTGCCGCCCACATTAAAATCATTTTGCCATTCTTCCACACTAGTCAAGGTCTGCGTAACACCATCAACTGTTAATTCCAAAACGTTCGCTTTACTAAAGGCGCTGTTAGCTGTTGTTGTCACAGTTGCAATTGTTTGCTTCTGCCCATCCACCGTGACGGCTAACTCATTCAGTTTTTTAGTGGTACTTGTGGCAGTCGATTCAACATCTGTGATCCTTCCAGTTAAACCATTCACTGAGGTTTCAAGCGTTGCTGTTCTACCTTCGACAGCATTCGCCTTATTATAAGCATCGTTAGCTTTACTACTAATAGAACTAACTGTACCATTGATCGTAGTAACATCGGAAACAAGACCATTAACATCAATTCTTATTGCATCGGCTTTGGACTGGGCGGATTTCGCATCTAATTTTGCTTGTTCAGCGACTTCTTTGGCTTGTTCGCCTGCTTGTTTTGCTTCTTCTATAGCTTCTGCGAGTTCAGGGTCACCGGCTGATGTGATTTCCATTACCCATTTTAGATTTCCATCAACATTTCGATACACCCAAATTTCAGTGTCCTGTCCATTTGGCTTAAACCAAATGTCACCTTCTTTAGGATTGGTTGGTTCGGTTTGATCATAATAGTTTGAGTTCCACTTATTAGCACTTAGAATTGAGTCTAAGTAATCAACTCGTTGACTTAATGGTCCTCTGTATTTATAAGTAGCTTGAGAACTTGAATTCGTTGTAGCTTTTGACTCGGCAGTCAAACCTCCATTGAACGTCATACTATATGAAAGATTTGGCACCGAGTATCGTTTTCCGTCTTTATCTTCTACATAAAACCAATCTCCAGCTTCTAACGGTGGACACCCTCGCCATTTTAATTCATACGGAAAATAGTTGATGTCTTTAACAAGATTCCACATAATGTCTAACAAAGATTGGGTCATCACTTTGTTCTCAAGAATTACTTGCGAACCATTTAGTGAACCCACTCGAATTACATCCGTTTCTTCTTCACCTGTTTTAACAGAAATACCACCAATTCTATAGCTCACTTCATTTTTAGTGAAGCCTTTTAAAAGATAGCTTTCCGGAGTCACCTCAAATGAAGTAGGTGCAAGTCTTCTTATTTCAAGTTCACCATCTCTATTAAAACTTGCGAATCCTCCTTCAAATTGAGCAATCAACCCAATTGCTTGCCGATAGGTGTAACCTTCAGGTTCGGCTATAGAGGAAATTCCTAACGATGAAAATGATGCTTGATTTACCTCAACACCCGAAAGATTTGCTATTTCTAAAGCAACTTCCCTATAAGGTTTTGGATAGGTTAGGTTAGATTCAAAAACACTCTCCATGTACATCATTTTATCGTTAGCAGTTATTGTTGTTTTGTTGCTATTTCTATCTCGATCGAATTCAGATACGTAGAAATGCCCTAGCTTGGTATATTGATAATCCCCTTCCAGCAATATTGCTAATTCGGGAATTACTTCTATATCTTCTTTTATACTTTCAATAATTGAAGGAAAAACTATTTTTACAGAGTTCATATATGTGGAACCAATCTGATACGTTTCACCAGATATGCTTCCTGAATCAAAAGACAATGAGGTAATATCCTCACTGCCATAAGTAGTACCATTAATGTTTACACGAATAGACATTTGCCTTGAGGGCTTCAACCATGCGGCTTTAATTTCGTCACTAGTTACTAACACATTTACCTCACCTACCTTTCAATAAAACTCATTGTTAATCCTTCCCATTTAGGCAATTTGTCATGCCAGGAATATGCTGGGGAGGATCGATCACCCACGTAAAAAGTTTTCGTGACAATACCGCCTTCCATAGGATCTGGATAAGTTACTTCAAAGAAAACAGGCATCACCGCTTTTAAAATTGGCGAAATTTCTGCGTCAGTCAGTGGTCCCCACTCAAGGTCCATCTTTCTCTTTGTTGTAATATAGTCGCGCACCATGTCTCCTTTAGCATTACGACCAGAGTCGCCATCAACTCCTTGAATTCCAGCTGTAAACTTTTTAGGAGTTTTGATCGTAACTCCGTTTATTTTTAAATATCCAGCCATCAGATCAATCCTCCTAAATGTTTAATTCGGTATACCCGAGTTGTTGGTGGTACTTGTTAATTTCTTTAACAGCGATACGACCAAATTCTTTGCCGCCAATATTAATGATAATATCTCCATTTGGCGCCTGTGTTGGCGTTGCACCCATGGCAGAAATGGCATTCATCAATGTTGTTACCATAGATGATGTAAAGTCTTTCATGCCACCACCTTCATAGTTCATTTGGTTATTGTTACTAAACGTACTATTCGACGGTGAGAATGTTGGTGTTTGGAACATTTCTGGCAACATTATGCTTGAGTTGAACATATCAAGTCCAAGATACTCAACAGCTTGTTGGATTAATTCAGCAGCCCGTTGAGGTTTCTCAAGCGGAATGACCATCTCTTTCTTATTACCTTCACCCATTCGATATAGCCCATCTTGAGAAACTAAGCCGCCATTCTCATATCCAACACCTCGATAAGCTGCTGCCAGTGATCCGTACCGACTTAATGCATATCTCATAGAAGCCAAAATATTCGACATAGGATCCCAAATATTCTTGTTGTACGGGCTTCTTGCATAGGCTCTAAATGTTGGATCAATGACCTGCATCAATCCTTTAGAAGGTGTGCCATTTTTGGCATTGATATCCCAATTGTTGATAGCGTTAGGGTTACCGTTTGATTCAGTCTTCATTTGGTAAAGCGTGCGATTTGCATTGGCTAGTGAGTAAATACCTAGTTTGTTCAATGCGCTATTGACAGTCGATCGCCATCTTTCTACTGATGAACCATACTGACCAGCAACTGCTGCACCTCCAGATGCACCAAACGAAGCATTCTTGTCTATGTCACTTGCTCCGAGTGAGCCGTTGATATGCAAATGGTCGTAGTGGTCATTCTGCGGCCATCTTACCCAACTTCCACTTGATCCAGTACCGGACATTCCTTTTCGGTCTCGAACTTTACCTTGAGTGATTACATAAGCTACTTTTGAAGCAAAGTTATCAAACACCCAATTCGCTGGAGCAAAGTATTTCGAAGATCCGTTCATACTTGCTGGATACGCAACGTCAATTGCTTGATGCTTTCCGTGCGAATGTGGGTCACCTGGTCTAAACCCAGAAGTGATTCTCATGCCAGGATATCGATCAACGGTTTTTCTAGCGATATCATATAGGTATTTGTATACACCCCAATTTCCCATTGATCCATCAAACGAACTATTTTGTGCTTCATATCCTGCGTCGAACTTCGATTTAAACCATTCATAGGAGCCTTCTGCAATCGTACCAACGGAACCTTTCGCCATTGATAGAGCTGGTTCAACAGCACCTTTCAAGTTAACGAATTTGGAAATTGCTGCATTCAAAAGCTTCTTAGGATTTGATGCATAAGACCAAATATCCGATGCAATTTCTTTTGCGCCGTCCCATTTCTCTTTTAACCATTCACCTACGCCATTTGCATAGGCTGGTACACCATACATTGCGGCAGTCTTCGGACCACTCAAGACCGATGTTCCTTTTGGAAGGTTAACCATCAGATTTCTTTGCGCTGGAAAGATACCAGTACGTCCATCAGGTGTCCGATAAGCTTCTTGATAATTAGATCCTAATCCATCATTTACTAAAGCAGGTCCGCCCGGATGATAGCCGGTACCTTTAGCATAAGTAGGAATGGTCCATTTCTTCAGAGCACTATCTCCTGCCCCGACTTTGCTTAATACCCAGTTGATACCGCTGATAACACCATTGACACCTTTTCCGATAACGCCGACCATGCCATTGAAAATTTTTCCTGCGCCTTCTTTAACTTTCTTAGCACCATCTCCAAGACCTTTACCGATTTTTTCACCTAATCCCGTAGCCCAACCAGTTATTTTTTCAAAAGCTTCTGAGGCATTCGTTTTCATAGTATCAAATGATCCGCCCATGCTTGTTTTCAAGTTAGAGATTGCAGTGCTAGCTTTTTCTCTGGCAGATTCAGCCGATGTCGAAACTTTGTCTCGGATTTCATTCCATCTCTCTACAGTATTACTTTTAACATTATTCCATCGATCAGAAACATTATTCCTAAGTTCTTGCAGACGATTTGATGCATTATCCTTAGCAGTTCTTGCTTTGTTTGATACATCTGTAGTAAAAGTGTCCCAAGTTTCTTTGGTATTTTTTTTGATGTCACTCCATCTACTACTCACACTGTTCCAGATATCAGAAGCTTTTTCAGTAACAGTTTTCTTAGCATTGTTCCAAGTATCGCTTGTCCACTTTTGAACATTCCCCCATGTATCAGAAACGAAAGTCATAATACTACCGAACTTTTCATCTATGACATCTTTCAATTCACCAATTGCTTTTTTAGGATTCTTAACTGCATTTGCAACTTTTTCCAACACGCCGGCAAGGAATTCAAGTCCTTTAGTCAATGCATCTAATTGTGTAAGGATCAAAAATTTAGCTACCTGAGATAAGGGAACAATAACCACATCCCAGAACCATTTAAAAATTGGTTTAAACATCTCAATCACTTGATTTAAAACTTCCAATGCTGCTGAGAACATATCAAAGTATTTAGGCACATAATCTTCAATGAAAAAGCTTGCCAATGGTAACAAAACATTCTTGTATAACCACTCAAGCCCATCACCAACATTTTTCAAGATAGGCCGAATTGATTTGAATAATCCATCTATCGCTTTAAGTAATGGCGTGAAATCAAGGTTTTTTGCCCACTCTTCAGTGGCTTTTGTCATGCTGTTGATGTTGCCTAACAAATCATCTACTGCATCGAGGATTGTTCCGAAGATTGATTCTCCAACTTTTCCTTCTTTCCACGCCTTTTTAAGCTGTTCCGCAATATTGCCAATTGTGTTGAAGATATTCGTATAGATTTCAAGGATGTTGGCAGCTATACTTTCTCCACGGCCATCATTCCATGCATTACGAAAAGCAATAGCAATTTCATGCAGCAATTCAAGGATTCGATTCCACATATCAAAGAACGATTGAATCAGTCTTGTTCCTCGTCCATCATCTTCCCATGCACGTTTGAAAGCACCAGCGATATCACCAATTATGTCAAGTACGTCTGCTAATAAAATCAGGATATTCTCAATGAATAATTGACCCGTTCCGTTTGTCCAAACTTCCATAAATGACTTACCTATAGCAGAAGCCAAACCTATTACTTCACCTAATGCATACTTCCAAGCATCGATCACTCGTTGACCTTGATTTTTCCATGCATCCTGAAATGGTTTGAAGAAATCCTTCAACAAGTTTTGGATGTCTCTCATCCATTTAGGTGTTGAATAAGTGCCTGTCGCTGAACCAAAATCAATGCCAGGAGTTGTAGAATCTTCTTTCTTTTCATCATCCGTATCCATTGTCAGCTTGTTGATTTGGTCAAATCCCATGAGAGATTTTTGTAGTTTCTTCACTTTCTCATTGGCTTTATTTGCAGAAGACCCAGTATCGTTTAGCGCTTGGATATTGTCATACAACCCACTAGCGCCTTGTTTTGCCGCATCATAGGTTGTCCCAAATAGCATCGCAATAAATGAAGCAAGCTGGCCTGTTAGTTGAGCTACTGTACTCATTAACGCATTCAATGCGGGTAAGATTGCCGTATATATTGGGTAGAATGCCGTCATAAGATTGACTTTAATCTGATTCAACGAAGCGCTGAATTGATCGTTCGTTTTTAACGCCGACATCATACCGCTAGCTAATTTGGTAATTGCGCCACCTAACAGCTGATAAACGACTAATGAAGGTAACAGATATTTCATCGACTGGCCAAAAGCATTCGTGCTTCCTGTCATTCGATTTGTTCCAGCTGTAACTTTGTTGGAATTACTAGAAAATAGACTTCCGAACTTTCCAATAAATCCAATAGAGTTCCTTAAGCCATTTCCGACGCTCCCGAATCCGTGTGAAACAGCATTGGACATGCGGTTGAATACACCGCCGTATTTAGAAACAGCTCGCTCAGATTGCTTCAGTCCTGTACCTGTCATACTAGCACCGCTAGAAGCATTGCCTGTTTGAATGGATGATTGTCCCAAAGCAGAGTTAACTCGTTGGAGAGCCTTTCTCAACGCATCTGCTCTGTCTTCTGTTTGTGCGTATTCCTTTTGCAAACGATCATTGTCACTTATAAGCTTATTCATCTTGATTGATTGTTTTTGAATCTCTCCGGACGTTTTCAGTGATTGAGGAGTATCTTCATAATTCTTGAATCCAGATGTAAAGCTGCCAGTTGGCACACGTTGGTCGTTGTACTCCGCCTTCAACGTCCGAATTCGTTTTCGCATCGCCTCAATTTGGGCTTCGTTTTGACTCATGCCTTTTGTAATGTTGTCCAGTGAAGAAGGAACTGCATCAAGTTCCCGTTTGATGGTATTACCCAATCCCGCTGCTTGATCTCTAAATTTTGTCATCTGAGCTTGCGCTCGAGCGATTTGTTCATCGTATTTAACGACTTTCCCTGTATCCCCTTGGCTAGATGCCGTTTGTCTTTGCGATTTTAGATAAGCAACCTTTTCTTGCGCTGCTTTCGCTTGTCCCATCTTGGCGTTGATCTCATTCACCATCGCATCGATTTCCTTGGTCACTTTCGGACGAGCTTTACGTACACCTGTTGCAAAGTTATCACCAGCCGCTTCAGACGATTGCTTTGTCGATCGTTCAAAGTTTGCTAACGTCTTTTCTAGTGCTTGATTCATTTTTTCTAGTTGTTTCGTGAAATTGCTAGCGCCTTTTTCAATATCCATATTTTTCTCTGTGCGATCCATTGAGTTACCGGACATTTGTTGGATTCTACTCATTGCACCCTCAATTTTTGGCAATACACTCTCTAGGGATTGCTCAACTCGAGCAGTATTGATATCTAATAAGACTTCAAGTGTTTCTAATTCCATGCTTTCTCACCTACCTTTCTTCTGTGAGTTTTCTTCTTTCTCTTGTTGCTTTGATAGCCTGCGCTTGGGCCAAGAACATTTCTTGCTCACGCTGCATAGTTTCTTGCTTTGTTTCTTCCTCCGTCTTCGCTTCCTCAACGGCTTGTTCAATTTGTTTGAGAAATGGATAAGCATCTTCAAATTTTGGAAACTTCTTCGGATCATTAAATGCAAAAACGGCTAGCCTTTGCTGAGAATAGTCGAATAATGCTTTTTCTTTTAACTCATTCTCCTTGATTTTCTTGTTGGCTTGAACTTGTATCATGATTTCTTCAAGCGTCATTCCCCAATATTCAGTGGCAGGGATTCCTGATTCGACAGCTTGCGGGTACATGAATTCAAGCATTTCGGATAGATTATCGAAGTTTTTTACAGAAGACTGTCTTCGCTGTTCGTTTGATCCAAAGATTCCCCATCTGTCGCTTCGTTCGCCGTTTCTTTCTTTCCGAAAAAACCAGCTTCATCCAAGAAGTCATTGATTTCGCCAAATAGATCCATCGTTGTTTTTCCTGATTCAATGTATTGCTCGAACGCATCAACGATTGCTTTATCTGTCACGCCGCTTGTTTTATTGGCGCCTTGTAAGATAATCAATAAACTGTTGGCTGGTGGTAATTTGATTTCGCCTTGTTTTTTAACAAACAGTCCCATAATCCCTTCATCTAAACGCTTTTCGATTGCTAAAATCGATTTACCGTCTAAACGAAGTTGTAAATTTAGCTCTCCTAATTGAAATGATTTAGTGTTTGGCATTTGTACTACGTTGTTTTTTGACATGTATGTTTCCTCCTAATTTATAAAAATAGAGACTAAGGATTATCCCTCAGTCTCTGATTCGTCTGCATTGTCCCCTGTGGTATCTTCAGGGGTTGTTACTCCCCCGGCGCTGGTGCCGGAGTGATATCTGGACCGTCACTTACAACGATACCTAAGTTAAACCCAATCGCTTGGTTAACTTCAGCTCCATCAAATTTGTAGTAAGGCTCGCCAGTGAATTCAGCTTTCAATCCGTCTGGATATGTGATCGTCCAAGCCACAGATTTGCCAGTTTCAACCAATGCATGGACATCTCGGAAGTTGTCCCCTTGATAAACGATCGCAAATTCAAAGTTATCTACATCTTCGATACCTTTGATATAAGCTTTCTTTTCTGATCCCAAGTGTGTAACATCAACTTTTTCTGGGTCACTGCCCAATGCCGGGATAGATTTAACTGCTGCTACAGTTTTAGTTGTTGCACCATCTTTGTAGGTTAAGACGGTACCTTTTGATAATAGTCCTGCAAAATCCATGTGTAATTCCTCCTATTTTTTGTAAACATATTTCGTAACATTATCAACTACAGCTGTTACTTCAACGATGATTCGCTTTAGATCAGCCGTGTTAGCATCTTTAGCGGTACCAGAAAAACCAATACTACCGAATGTGCTTAAAACACTTTCAGCAATACTGGTCTGGCTTTTGTCTCCGTATAATTCAACTGTGATTGTCCAATCTGTTTGTAACTCATTACCCAACGAATCAATCTGATGTGGTTTATTGGCTGTCCTATAAATAGCCAATGGGAATGTATTCCAAGTTGAAGAATAGTCCGTGACAATCTTTTTGATGTCAGTGACGGCTTGTAATACTTCAACAGTGACTGTCTTCATATTCACTCGTTCCATCACTTCAACTCCCTTAACTTCCGTTGTACATGCTCTTTGTAGATTTCTGGTGCTTCACCGATCAAATCTACTAAAGAAGGATACAAGAACGGTCGTGCTGGCTGTCCTTTGGTAATGTAGAAGTCTGTACCTTGAACAGTCACACGAGGAATACCGTATGTAGCTTCCAAATCCACAGCAACATCTTTTGCTGGGATAAACCATGCTGTTTGCGAGTAAACTGGTGTAAATCCTTCTGGTAAGTCTTTTTGACTAGCTTCACCGACAGGACCAGTACCAACTTCACGAAATAGCGCTTCTTGCTTGTCGGACCAGACACGCCCAACAATTTGGTTTTGTGCGTTGATCACGACTTCGTTCTTCAAACTACCCAATAATTCTCCACTTGAATATTTCATGCTAGATGATAACCGCAATTCGGCAGCTTGTTTGATCAACTCGGTGATTTCAAAAGTCGCATCCCACATCGCATCATCTAAAATTTGAGGCAGTGCTTTGGTTTTTCGACGTAAGCTTTCCAGTCCTTTGATTTCAACTCCCACGATTATCATTCCTTTCTAGCATAATGTTCTTGTGTGTCGAAAATGTCTGGATAGATTTGATTGTGAAGTCTGGTTCCTCGTCTTTGCCAACATATACACAAACACCATCTAGTTCGTTTTGCGCCTCGTTAATCGTATCGCCTTGATATTTGCAAGCTTTCATTGTTTCAAGCTTGCTACCGTTGATCTGAGCGTTTACCGTACCGCTTGCAGCTTGTACATTCATGCTCAACTCAATCGGATCAAACGGGTATGTTATTATTTCTTCTGCTTCTTCGTCATGAGTGACTTTTCGTTTTTTTAGGTAGACAATTTGTAAATCGCGTTCCCTAAGCCTCATCTGAACGACCTCACTTTTGCCACTCTGTAGCGATTGAGTTTTGATTGGATTTTTGCAGGAATACCAATTTCAAACGATTGAGATACGCCACCCTCAGCACGAGCGGTTTCTCCTTCGTTTCCTTCAGTATTTCTGCGGAAGATATACAAATCTTTAACAGAAGATGACATATTGCCCACAAGTACATCACGATTGCAATAATCCAAGGCATCATACATTGCATCTTTGATATCATCTTTCAAAACTTCGACGGACGTTGGATTCGTGATAGAAAACTTACGCCCTAGTTCGACAGCAAGCGTATCTAGGGCGATTTGATTTTGTTCCTTCATAAGCTATCACTCCTTACAAAGTTACTTGATTGTCATTCATCAACTGAATCAATGCATCACGATCAGCCTCTTCAGGAATTTCAACCTTTGCAGCTTCAAGCGCCTTACGTAAAGTTGCTTCTTTAACACCTTTGAACGGCACATTTTCGATTTCTTCGATTTTATCAAACAAATCATCATTCATATGATCGCCTTCGATGATTAATTCTTCACCTGAACCATAACGTTTCCCCGCATAGAATACGGGGATATCTTTTACTTTGACTTTAAACATGGTTTTTCCTCCTATGCGATTGGTTGTGCTTGGAACACTTCATCAGCAGCTGCAAATGAAGGCAATGCAGTTGCGACAGCTTTCGTCCAAGTTCCGACAGGATCACGCGTTTCATCGTAAACAGATGCCAATACATTGCTGACAAGCGTAGTATCAACCGCTGGATCCCGAGTCAAACGAGTTTCTTCTGCAGTAGGACCATATAGCGTTTCACCCAACAAATCATCATTGAACATTGCGAATTTGTTTTCAGGGAAATATTTCTTTGTTGTATACGTTCCGTCAGCTTGCTGTACTTTATATTTCTCGTCATAAGTACGAATTACTGGATAGCTATGAGTTTCCATGAATGCATCCAAGTCAGCTTGTGAAACTACACGCCCAGAATCTTTACCGAAGATTGCAGCAATGATTTTAGGATGGGTAGCAAGCGCACGATAGATTTTCCGAGAAGTGAGCGCACGAGTTGGCTTAGTATCCAATGCATCAATCCAGCGTTCGATATCAGCTAATGGATCAGAATTTTCGTTCGTCCAAACGTTCGTACCAGTCAAGGCTTCTTTGTGTTCAGTAGGAACATGGTAATCAAGCGTGAAGTTCAATCCATTTTCTTTAACCGTAACTTGACCAGAGGCTAATACTTCCATACGCATAGCTTCCACACGAGCACGTACACCTTGCACTAATGAATCGATATCATTGTAGACTTGACCTACTAGATATGCTTGTTCTGCAGGCGTGCGTGGATTTTCCAATGCAATGATGTCTGTTTCTTTTAATTGCATTTTGCGTTTGATCAAGCTCAGTTCCAACTCTTGCTTGTTAGCAATACGGCTTCCAATTTCAGCCTCAGTATCGAAGTCGTGGATAGATGCCGCGATAGGAATACGGCTACCGCCGCTTAATTGGTCCAATTTCAAAGAAGGTTGTTTGCGCTCAGGAAAAAGTGTTTCACCTAGCAAAGGTTTATATTCGCGATCACGAACATAGCTTAAAACTTCATTTTGTGTAAATAATTCCATAATTGTTGGCATGTTTGTTTCCTCCTACTTTCTTTTATTCTCCGCCGCCAGCGGCTACTTTTGGTTTTTTGTTAGCATCTAAGAAAGTGATATTCTTTAATGCAGTGATTGCAGCATCCGTTGGTGCTTCTGGTAAACGGTCAGCTAGCACATAGCCGCCTACAAGAATCGCTACTGGTTGTGAACTTGTATCAGCATCCACAGTTACTGAATTAAATACAATACCTAAAGCTGTATCGTCATTCGCTGGATAGATTTCACCAGCTTCGAAAGATTTGTCAGCTTGATAGGTAAAGTTTTGGAACGTTGCGCTAGCTAAGAAGTTTAATTGCTCAGCTGTCTTGATTGGTTTTACATACATTTGTGTTTCCTCCTATTTTTTATTTCCAAAAGGTATCATTGTCTGCTTTTGTACGACTGTTTGCATTTTTTGCATATTGACTACCGATTGATTCTGTATTTGAACCGCCACCGTTACCTGCTGGGTTATCAGCTGATCCGGCAAGACGAATGTTCACTGCTTGCTCAACTGCTTCACGAAATGCTTTAGATACATTGCCATATGCTTCATCCAAATTCTTTTCATCACCGCCAAACAGAGGTGCCAAAACTGTTGAGAGAGAGTCAGGAAGCTTATCAGTAGAAAGGCGTTTAATTACGCTTGTTTCATCTTTATCACGCTTTAATGCCACGCGGTCAGCTTCTAACCTTTCACGCTCTTGTTGCAACTCGTATTGCGCTTTTTCTTCAGCGGACATTTGACCTTTTTTTTCAGCATCTTGAATGCGTTTTTCAGCTTCTGATTGCCATTTAGCCTGTGCAGTTTCAATAGCTTTAGAAATACGCTTATCGACTACAGAATCAAATTCAGATTGGCTGGTGAAAGAAATCGGCTTGCTTTCACCATCTCCAGAATCACCATCTTGACCACCATCTGCACCGTCACCCTCGCCACCATCAGCAAAGAGCTGCAGTTTCATCTTCATCAATCGATTGCTACATGACTGTCCTACAAATTGGTTCATTAACAATTTATTCTCTTGCATAAACTTTTCTCCTTTACCCATGCACACTCAAAACAGTCATAACAAAAAGCACCCCATCCACGCTTTCGCCCAGACACAGTGCTTTCACTTTGGTACTCTATTTTGAATCCACACACGTTAATAGATTAATGCTCACTTAATTTATAAAGCCCCAAGTAGCTAATGGGCTATTTTTGTTGTTGACTGATTAAAGCTTCTTAATTTATACATATCGTATACCGCTTCTACAACATCCTCAATTGTTGAAGAACTCGGTAAATATATATACCAACTTTTTGAACAATTGAAGTAAAGTTTCCCGGAACCCCCACAAACACAAGGTGTCGAAAATCCATTTGCCATTAAAAATTTTTCCGCTGTCATTTTAAATCACTCCTGTATATTTGATTAAGCATTATTCATCCGTCAACTATAATATAGCAGACGATAAGCGAAATATAACAATATACAAAAGAAATTTACAACTACCTTTTTTAGGAACAAAAACTAGTTATTTTACTCGCTGATAAGCTTTTTTAAGCTTGGGGAAGCCTTTTTTATTACCATATTTAATATCTTGGTAGTCATTCAGATTTATCGGTGAATCTTTCTTACCCAAAACATCTTTCAACGACCTGTATTCAGCGTTGTCACGCTTGGCATTAACTACTTTTCTCTTTTGCAAAGCAATTACTTCATCCGAATAATGTTCTTTAAGTTTGTTCATCCAATCGTTATAGGTAGTGTCACCTCTAATTGGAATGACTTTACCACTGATAGGATCTAATGCGTTTCTAGGTAGTTTCAGCGTGCGTTTGCTGTACATAATAGCTATTGTTCTACACCAAGGATGAAACGGCGGATACGTTCCGCTAGCACCGTTTACCTTAGCTTCAGAAACTGGATAAATTTTGTGATCTTTGCCTTTGCAGATTTCAGACGTTCGCAAGTCCAACACAGCTACTAGAATGTACTCTTTTACGCCATTATCTTGCCACGCTTTGAGTTTTGCTTGGTTAGCCATGTAATTAGCTTCCGTGCGTATCAACCGCCTAGCAACACCAATTGAGCGGTCAAATTCACTAGCTATTGCCTTAGCCATCTCAAACTCAGACATGCCAGTCATTGATTCGACAGTGAACAACTCTTCTAATCTTGCCGCTAAAGCTTCAGTGTCGCCCCACAGCCTTTTAGAATAATTTGATCCATGCCAATGGCTATCAAGTATGTTCTTTGTATACCTGGTAGATAATTCTTTGAACTGATAATCCTTTTTGTTCCATACCTCAATGACAACGCCATTTTTAGCATTCTCTTGTGCCTTACGAATGACTGATTCAGCAGTAGCCTCACGATATGACTCATGAATAGCATCTACATAAAATTCAGTCTGCTTTTCTAACTGGACATCAGCAACTTGTTTAGAAACTAAAAAAGACTTGGCTTTCAAGTCCTCTGCACGAGTGATACGCTCTTTAAACGCTAATGCTTGCAATCGATTCTTGGCCGAGGCTTGCAACTCTGGATTTTTAATCTGCTTGGATAGTTTTCTTAACTCCGCTAACTCTTCAACTGACGTTGTTTGATTCAGTATCCTTTTAGCTTCATCCTCAGATAGTCCAGACCGTTGTTGAGAGCGTGCAAATAGCTTCCTAACCTTTTGGGTTAAGTAGGTCTGTGCTTGCCTGTAAGCTTTTGCCACAGCATCCTCAACTCTGATTGCACCATCGTTTATCTTTTGTTCAGCATCAACATTGCGGCGCTCCCAATAGGATAGCTTACGTTTCTTTTGAGCCATTTAATCAGCTCCTAGTCTTCTTCAGTCTCTTCGTTCGGCTCATCATCCAAATCCGAATGACTATCTTCAGCTTGTACACCCAACGCTTTGGCCTGCAACTTCATATTTTCCTCTTTTTGCTGATTCAACATTTCAACAACTTCTTGAGGATTGTCGATATCATCTAACCATCCTAAGCTAATCAACAATGGAATAAACTCTTGAGATTCCTTGATTTGATTAATGATATCCGAACGGTTGATAGGAAGATTAGGTTTGAACTTGATTGTTGTTCCTTCAACATCCACATTCTGACCTTTTACATTCAAGATATTCTGCAACAATTCCAAACGCTGCATGATGCCATCTTCTAAATATCCGATCTTGATTGACAACACAAGTAGCAATCCGAACAACTTGTATTTCATCGCTTCTCCGGATTGAGTACCAGCAAAATTTTCATCATTTAAATTTGGCACATAAGTCGTCTTGTGGAAATCATCAAGTAAAGAGTCAGCCAGCTTTTGTACCTGAGTTTCATCGAATGTGTTAGTAGCATACTGGAAGTCTCCACCATCTTGTTTTGACGGGGCTTCGATAGCCATTGTTCCGTTTATCTCATCTGGCTTTTCGTCAGGCAAACCAAATCCGAACATAATCATAATCGCTTTGACGAAGTTCTTCTTGTCTTTGATACGATCCGTCTGCAAGACGTTGTACCCATCTATTTGGGACAATTGCTGCTCATAGTCGCCTTGCTTTTCTTCGTTGTTCCTAAACTCAACTACAGGCACATCCTTGTAGTAATGTGATTTGAACTTCGGATTAGGAGTTCGCTTTATTAAACTAGTCTTATCCAAATATTTTGTTTTTGAGTAATAAATGATTACTCCTTTTTTTGTATAAACTGATATTTCCCAAAATGTTCTTCGTTTTAAATCCCGCTTTTTAACCATACGAACAGCAAATAGTTTCGTTCGGTCGATAGTATCATCAACAACAAGAAACATTCCTCTTGGATCAATCCATGCAATCTTAGGTATGGTTTCAGGAACATCGTTTCCTTCGGTACCGGGTTTAATAGCAAGGTAATGTAACTCAAGCCCCATGCCCATTGTTGACAATCCTTTTTCTAATTCTTTGTCATGCTTCTTAATTTTCATCTTTTCTAACGCATCCGTAACAGGAGTAATATCTTTACCCTTTGCAGCTGCATAAGAAACGGGAGCGCCGACAGTGAATCCTACCATCATATCCGTTACATATTTAGCGTTGTTGACAAAGATTTCGTCCATATCGTGTGGCGTTCGAATCTTCGTTTGTCCGATCTTATGTGGTTTACCTTCGTAGTAATCAAACAACATATCTAGCCGTGGTATTTCTTTCTTATGCTCATCCATGCAGAAATTGATTACTTCCATACTAGGGTTATTAATATCACCAGCTAATTCACGATCAATAGCAATTGCCATTCTTTCACCTTCTTTATTCCATCCATGTAGGACGATTAGTAATTTTAACTTTGTTGCTCTTAAAGATAATCGTGTATACGAAATACCTTACAGCATCCATTGCGTGGTCATTTTGCTTTATAGGTTTATCTTCACCACGATCCATTGCTTTGGCATCCCAGATATAAGAATTGAATTCCTTTAATGTATTTACACAAGAGGAATTAAACGATATTTTCTCTTCGTTAAGTAAGGTACCCACAAATCGAATACCATCCAATACATCATTTTTTGCTTTTCTGATTTTAAAGTTGCGTTTCTTCAACTCGGCAATAAAAGAAGCAGCAGACGGATCCACAATCACTTCTTTAATACGGATGCCTTCGGTAAACTTCTGTAATTCATCAGCAAATTCACTATCGGTCTTTTGTTTCTTGCTATCACGTCCAGAATAATAGAATTCTTTTACGCAATACCAGATGCCATCTTCGCCTTTTTGCCACAACAAAAATACGGTAGCGTTCTGCGTACCGTAGTCAATGCTTATATAATTATCACCAAAGATGAAATCAACTAATTTATTGTAGACATGCTTTGATTGATCAAACATATCGTAAATGATACCTTCAGCAACGGTCCACAAACCAAGAATATATCGTTTGTAGAAGACTCCTGAATACATGCTGCGATATCTCTTCTTGATTGATTCATCTAAACTAAGGTTGTCATCCATCGTAAAGTGAAGATACACCAGATTTTTTTCTTTAATCTTGTCAATCCAGTTCAATTTGAACCAATGATATGGGCCATCTGGATTGCAGTTAAACCAAAACTTGGAACCTTTCTCCGAACAACGCCCAGTCGCTTGGTTTACAAAAGATTCTGGCATAAGTGCTACCTCATCAAAAAACATACCAGCTAATGTAATACCTTGAATCAAGTCTTGCGACCGTTCATCTTTACCACCGAAAATATAGAAGTAATTGGTCTTACCTTTTTTTGTGACTTCCAGCATATTGTCAGCACGATGATCTTTATATCGATATCCTCGTGACAAAAGCATGAGCTTGAGCCAAAACAGTACATTCCGCCGAAATGAGCCGATCGTTTTGCCTGCCATCCCAAGATTCTTGCTGTCAAATGTTGACATAGCCCACATAACATAGGATAAGCACATAGAAATAGTTTTACCCGAACGAATAGCACCATCGGCTATGATTCCGTCTTTATCCTTAACGGCAGACTTCTTTGTCCACCAAGTAAGAATCATCTTCTGTTTTTTACTGAAAGGTTTGAACTTAAATACTGACTGTTTTACTCTTCTGGCCATAGTTCTTCACCTTCAGATTCCAATGCTGCCAAGAAACCATCATCTTCCATGTCAAACTCTTCACTGCCATCCTTGTTTTTAGCAATAGCCGCAGCAATTTGTGCTTCTCGCAACCGATCACCGCCGAGGTACTTCATAAGCTCTGACATTGCTTTTTGTTTGTCATACAACTTAACTGAAACACCGTCTTTGCCTTTCTTCACTTCTTGAATAAGGGAACCATCAACTGAATCCGAATCTTTTAATCGTACAAAAGAAACTGGACCCTCGCTACCATCACTGAACTGAACTATTTCTTGTCCAAACTCTGTAAAATCAGTGATATCAGAAAAGGCTTGTTTCATATACTCTTGTATCAAATCCTTAGTATCAAGAAAAACATCTTGTTGTAATTCAGCTTTAAGCCGATACAATTCTTCTTTTATTACCACATTTGACAACATACGATAACCATGAGAATTTGCTGTTGTGTAATCGCATTGGTAAGCTTTCTGATATGCCTTAGTAGCATTGAAACACTCTAGATAATAAAGACAAAACAGTTTTTGTTGCTCTGTTAGATCATCATTATCTATTACTGGTTGCACCTCTTTTTTGTGTGCAACCTTTTCTTTTTTGGTTGCACCCTTTTTTTCAGGAGGTGCATTCCACTTTCTAGACTTCCAAGATTTAATTGTATTGATAGATACATCGTGTTTAGCGGCTATGTCTTTGTACTTCATGCCGTTTTGATAATCTATGTATGCTAACTCCCATTTCTGCACATTAACGCCGCCACCTTTCTATAAATATCTATTTAACCTCTCCACAATATGCGGATCACTCTTCCAACCATGCCCAACATATATCAACCTATGCCGATCGATATACTCGTCACTAAACTGCCCATAGCATTCAAGCAACGTGTGCTTTGGTTTCAACTCCGCTTGTCGGATGTTCTTATGCCTTAGTATTCCTACTGATAGTTGGATGTAATAGTAATGCATATCAGTCACTAACTGCGGCTGCAATCACCGCAATGATTAAAATCAATACTGTTAGTCCTGCTCCAATTAGAACTGGAGTAAATACTAACCACCAGCTCCAAGCAATTACTCCAAATAATTTAGCGACAACAAAAATTAATGTCAGGATACTTAGGAAACCTAAGCCGCCACTCTTCTCTTTATTCATTGTTAGTTCCTCCTTTAGATGTCATACGCTTCTTCATGCGATTTTTCTTTTTCCACAACTCTTCCCACTTGTCCATGTCTTGGGCAACGTAGTAATACCACTTCATTTGCAACCTGAGCAAAAGATATCTTACTTTATATGTCATAAGTCACCCTCAACATTTCACTATCATATTCAAACAACTGCAGCACCTTCTTACCCATCGTCCAGCCGTTCTCAATCTCATAGTTGTCATTCGGCTTAATGGTCCCTAACTGACGATGGATCACACCTTGATAGTCATTCGTCTGCTGCGTGTGGAAATGACCAGTGATAATCTCCCTTGTAGTTGCCTTACTCCATATATCGCTGAACTCAGTAGCGAACAACATCGGCAAATCCTTCCGCTTGCCATACTGCCCATGAGTAATCATGATCACCACATTATCCAACATGAACGCTTGTCGGTATTTGTTGTGTGCGTGCACTTGGATGTCTGGGTACTTGGCTTCTAGATATAGGAGGAACATATACTCGATCGATCCGCTATGATTCCCTTCGGCGTGCTCCACAGTCACTTGCTTCGAATGTCTCACACACTCAGTAATCAACACGTCAAAAAAGGAGCGAGCGTCTTTAATCGCTTGCTCCATGTCTACATCATCTAATTGTGTGCCAGCCATCGTGACTGACTTCTTGATTTGGCTGCTATGGAATAAATCTCCAAGCTGACCAATAACAATCTGCTTATATCCTTTTGAGATAACCTCAATCATTCTCGCTAGCTTGTCTTGTAAGTCCTCTAGCTTGGTGATACCAAAATGCCAATCAGCTAAGCCGATGAATAGGTTTCTATCTCCTGTTTTGATAGTTGTTAGTTTTACTGGCTTGATCGATTCAGTGAAGGCTGCTAAGTTAAATCCTTTAGGTTTCGGCTTAACGACTATCTTTGATTGATAAAGCTGTATAAGTCCATCTACTTGGTTGTTCTGTTCCCAAATGTTGTTAGTCGCTTGAACCAGTTCCCAATTTTCTGGATCATATCCGTGTGCTTGTAATACATAATCAGGATTCTTTGACTGCTCTTCAGTCATACGCAGCTTGATAAGATTTGTCTGAGTACCATCTGATTTGATTTCTGTAGATACTACATTCTTCTTAGCCTTATCAGTTTGCTTAACACGCATGTTCTTTTCGCTTGGTGGCAAATTCAACCTGGCACGTTTACTTCTAACACTTGGCCACGAGAACTCTTTGCCGAACTCCTCTGACAGCATAGGTGCTATCTCTATATTTGTTAGTCCTTCATTTGCCAATTCCGACAATCGTTTGACATGCTGTTCCGTCCATTTAGTAATATCTGCCACCTCGCTTTTCTGCAAAATAAAAAAAGACCACTCAGCGAGTGATCTAACATATAACAAAATAGCATTTCTCTTTTATTTTCAACAATTTCATTTACTTAATAGAAATTCAAATATAATGTTTATTTTTTTATTAACAAATAGACATTGTTGAAGTATTCCTGATATCTTAAATTCTCTTCATCCTCCAGATCATTTTCTGAAATATTTGTGATAAAAGCCACCTTTTTAGATTTGTTTGTCCCAATTATTTGTATTTCCCCTTTATATATACTAATTTTTGAGAATAAAAAAATGGGGTTAACAATAATTTGATCCATTTTTATCATCACACTCATTATTACACAAACTAAAGATAAGACTAATAATAAATCAAATAAAGATTCTGTAGATTCAAAAATGAAGGGCAACATTAGCGAGAGAATAAAAAAACTGTACTGTTCCAATGAGAGCGATTCTTTGTGTCTAAGTTTAAGTAATTTTTTTTGTTGATTAGTTTTAATTTTCTTTAATTGTATTTTCATAAATATGGATAGAGTTACTTTATAAAGAATAACTGTAATGATAAATATTATTATAAAACAAGCAACCTGTACTAGATTGCTTGTTTTATTACTTTTAATAAAAAAATTATAGAGGATGATCATAAAGACAGGTGAATAACTTACTAACCAAAATATTAGCTCAACTACCTTAATTAATTTTATATTCATCAATCACTCTTCACATCCTTAACTATATGCTAAATCAATCTTTCGTGTTAAATACTTTTCAACAATCTTGTCTTGAAATAAATGAAGCAGTGGTTTTATATCCGATTCTTTATCTATTTTTAACATATTATGGTTCTCAAAGTCTATAAAATCAAGTAAGTCGACTAGTATACCTTTTTCTTTAATAATATCTTGCTTTTTATCAGGACTAGTCTTAATTTCATCATATAGCTCTTTAAGTTCGTTACAACGATCATAATAGTATTGTTCAATTTCACCGAAAGTAACCCTGCCCATATTTGCCAGGCTTCTTGAGAACAAATGGTTAGAAGCTTTAACTCTAAACAGTTCTTTCGATTCTTCGTCTGGGAACATTGGTAGTTTAATTAAGTTTTCAATATTCTCATTACGCATTTTAGTTATGTGATCGCTGTACTTAAAAGCAAATTCAAAATTTCTTGGCTGAATTATATATATTGTTTCATCGTAAATTATGAACGATATTGCACCGCCCAAATCAATCATAATATGTTCATTTTCAATAAATTGTTCATGTTCAAAAATTGCTGTTTTCTTTTTCTTTCCACTTTTTCTAATACCTTTATAGTATCCAAAATAGACACATTCTTCTTCAAAATAAAACTTTACTAGATGAAAACTACTACGCAACAGACTATCAGTATCTTTAGATTTATTTACCATGGCTTCAAACATCTTATTTTTAACTTGTTTAAGAGAATCATATTTACTAAGACTCAAGTCTAATTTAGCAATTGAATCCATAAGGGCCAATTCATGGTTATAAGAATTTATATTAAATTGTTTATTATCATTATCCCAATAATTCTCTAAATTTGGTTTAATATCTTTTTTTATCCAGTCAACTAATTCATTTGATACATCCACTTCTATGGCCTTATATTTTTCATCTTGTTTTACATGCTTCATATAAAAGAACTCTGTGGATATTTTATCTAATTCGACTTGATTGAATAAGTCCATGATGATTTTTGTTTTCTTTTCCATAGTGACACTTCCCTTTAATTAATATCCGCTATATTTATTATTAAATCAAAAAGAAGGCAAAAAAACAATCGCTTTTAAGCCTTCTTTTATAGCAGATATAATCATAAGGATTATACATATATTTTAACAAGAACTAACGTTCGTGTAAATAAAAACTTTTTGAAATAAAATTCTCTTAATATGGATAAAATTTCTTTTAATTCTATTTCCATAGATAAATTATCGCCCACAGAATAATTTTTACGTATCAAAAGGAGGTTGAATGCCGTTGTGCGTTTCTGCTTGTGGGCGATATCTGATAATACTAATTTACCACGTTTTTAGACCTCGAAAGTTTGAAAATCGTTTAAATATCAAGGCTTCTATCCAATTCCTCAAAGAATTTGTCTCTTAAAGTGAATGCTTTATTCCTACCGCACTTGATAACTAGATTGTCAACTAAACCTTGCATCGTGTATTGTGGAAATCGTTTGATATACAACTCTCGAATGATCGTCTCAGTGTCACTGCCGCACTCATCGAGCAATTCTTGTACAATCTGCTTATTGCGTTTCAACCGCCGAATCTGCTTATCCGTCTCGATGGTCCACAATGTGCCGAACATCAAATCGCTGTCGCTTCTCGTTCCCTTGATATCCCCATTAACATCCTCTTCTCGATACGGAACTCGAATCTCTTCTTCAAGCTTCCTGACGTACTTATCCGTATCTCGGTAATCTTTCAACACTGCCTTGACTCGTTCAACACGCCATTTCTCCAATCACTTACCCTCCCTGTACTCTTCTTCTAAAACCATTACAACTCCTAGAATAGCGAATATTGAACGTGATAAAATTTCACCATTGTTTAATTCGTATAAACCTAAAAGATGTAAAATAGTTGTGACTATAAACTGAGTTAATATTATCCAACAAGCCCATTTTTCAATCGTTTTCCACGCTTTCAATCACTTGCCCTCCTCGTTATCTTCCTTACCAAAAATCACGCTTGCAACCACTGTCGCTACGACTGCGAAAAAAATCGCTACTGCAAAGTCCATCATTTATCCTCCCGCTTCCATCGCTTCCCTAACTAACGGATCATTGATAATAATCTTGTATTTCATCTGCTCATGCTGCAGTTGCTGTTCTAGCTTCACGATCTGCTTTTGCTGGTCAACTATTGTATAGGATAGCCAACTTAGACCAGCGATCGTTAACAGTATTGATACAACAGCCAGTACCGTATAATGATTAACTTTCATTGGATTGATCGAAAAGTTCTGGGTTCTCGTAGATGTTGCCGGCGACAGTTACATAAGGTTTTAATCTTGCTAACAAAAGATTACCAGCACACCAAGTTAGGTCACCTTCATTCCAAGAAATCGCATAATCACCATCAATTTCGATGCCAGCGCTCGATTTTTCTGTTTTCTGAAATGGATGATTTCTTACTGAAACGATATCCCCCTCAAAAATCTCCACGCCGTTCTTGTCTTTCAAACCAGTGGATTGCATTATTTCCCATGTTTTACCAAGTTCATTTTCATAATAAACAGGATTAAAATCGTCCATAACCGGACCTAAATACCACATTTCCCCTTCTTCATCAAAAACCAAAGATGCAACCTTAATCCAAAGGTTTTCTTCCTTATCCCAAGCTCTAAATTTTGGTACCATATTATCCCTCCATCCATGATATAATCGCCACAGGAGGCGATCGTATGAAAATTACTGTTGATGCACGTGCTGCTATGAAATCTGCTGCGGAATACGTTTTAAATGATTTGGAGTGTCTACCAGTCGAGCTTGAACTGACAGACGATCCAAACGACTTATTAAAAACTGCGTCCGATATTACTAGTGAATATCAAGACGAGTTCTTTCGTTGTCTTGAAAAGGAATTCAATTTTAGATTATTCCATAGTATTAGCGAACAACTTGCTGATAACGGAATTCATATTGTTCGCAAAGAAGACTCATAGTGGGTCTTGAATTACCTCCAACTTTTGCTTTAGAATATTTGTAATGATTTTATATTCTTTTAACTAACTCTTTTAAATTTTTAGGTATCGCCAGCAACTTTATAGTTGTTGGTTTTTTATTTGCTGAAAATGATTAATTAAAGTACTATTAAAAAAAAGGCACACTCCTAATCAAAAGTATTGAGGCCCAATCAATTTTAAACGTAGCCTTTCCAGTACCTCTGCTCCAATGGTGCTGGTTTTTTGTTGTGATTATTCCGTTATAGCTGACGATTGCGGAATTATCGATTACTCTTCTACCTGTTCAATTTCATCTGAGAATCTTCTGTAGATGACTCCCTCTGAATTAATCAGATGATATACAAAGCCGTTATTCGTTATCCATGCAACTTCCACGATCACGCCTGATACCTTATCTAATACCTTCATCACTCTTCCTCCTGTTCCTGTGCCAAGGCCATCAAAGATCCTAATAATGCGTTAAATCCGTTTCGAGAAAATTTCATAGTAATAATTTGAAACTTCCTTTTTCTTGTAGGGAAAGCACGAGCCGTCACTTGATAACTTCCACTCTCTAATTTTTCGACATTGATTACTTTTTCAATGTATTCACTCTCTGGTAGAGCTGAATTCTCTATTTGCATAACTATTCCCCCTAGTTGTTTATTTCGTCGGATAACTGACTTGGTAAAATGTAAAATATGTTACAATACCTAAAAGGAGGTATTGCTTTGGGAACTTTTTTAGCTTTTATTTGGTATATTTTTATAGGATTTATGCTTTATGGAATCATCAGATTGGCAGTTAAACACGAAATTTCTGATTCCAAAAAAAATAATTTATGATTCTGTTGCTACTCTTTTAGGGTAGTTTTTTTATTTCCACAATTTTGGTGGATTGCTGACTAAACTACCTGAGCAAGCCCATCATATGACCCATCTCCGTTTTCCCAAACCTCGATTTGGAAAACAGCACCATTTTCTAACTTTTGCTTCAATCTGTAGTATCCATCAACAAGGTTTTCAACTTCCTCAATATCTTCTATCGCATAAATTTTTTCATGTTCAAGATTATTTAGTTTCAGGTAATCAACGTAGTGCGATCCCCAAGATTCATCTAAAAATTTCGTATAGGCATGAGATAGAGAATTAGCTCGGAACTCTTTATTCTCGTATTTAAACATTTCTTATTCCTCTTTTCTTAGTTGTGTATTTCTGTCGTTACTAAATTTTCATATCTACAAACATTTATAGTATTTATTTATTTTGTTTGTTTATTATGGTATTTTATTTAAAAGGAGTGATTCTATGGCGAACAATATTGAATTTGAAGTTGAAAAAGTTTATAAAGGCAGAACCAACGAAATCTTTGTTATTACTGATCCCGAGACACAGGTACAATATATTCAAACAATTGTTATCGGTTCTGACGGAAAAGGCGTCGCAATTACACCAAGACTAGAGCCAGATGGAAGTATTCATTATAAGGATTAATTAGATCAACTTGTGTTGGTCTTTTTTCTTTCCAAGTTGGTAATTTCTTCCGATTACTGACTCAATATCTCGACCGTTGCACCTGCAAAATTGCCTTTCTTCAAAGGTATCTGCAATCTGCATGCTCGATCCAAAGTCCATTTGTTCAGCCCTGACATCTCTGCGGCTTCACGCTGTGTGCTGAATTCTTTTACTTCTCCATCTGGAAAAGTAAATCTGACAGGTGTTGAGTTGTATCTATTTTGCTTTGGTCGATCGTAACTCTTTCCCCACAAAGCCTTTCTCAAAACTCTAATTTCGTCTTCATCAGCACCTGGCGTATTAACTAACTTTTCCAACCGATACAAATCTTCTTTGTTAGCCATCATTCCACCCTCTTCATATCTCGCAATCTAACAACTGTCCGATCGCTGCCAAACGTCACAATAGCTGAGTTCTCAAGAACTTTGACACACACTGCTTTGAAAGGTGTTTTAAAACGTTCGGTCACGCACCAATACTCGATGCCTGCTTTTACTCTACGTTGCTTTCTGACTACACGTGGCGGTGGGCTATACTTACCGTCTTGCACTCTTGTTACTGTGTCTGCTAGTTTCATTTGACTTCCTCCACTGGTACTGCGAATGCCCAATATCTTTCATCGATTGCTTTTATTTCTGATTCAGTAAATGTTGATCCGCTTGTAGTATTTTGAAATATCACTAAATCCCCATTATCAGCTTTAGTTAGATATGCGCCCCATGATGTTCCGGGAAGTTCAATTTGATATAGTGGTTCTTTCTCCACCTCATACTCACCTGTCACAAAAGCTTGAACTGCAAGGAGATATCTTCTGTCATTTTCTTCTGTGTCGTTGTCGTACAGCCATTTATTAACTTCATCGCCCAATTTATCTGCACTATCATGCAACCATTCTTCACTAAAAATATCAGATGCACATTCACCTTTATTTTCTTGAATATATTTATCTAAAAACTGCGGCACTGTCACTTTTGGTTGTTCAGCTAGCTGTCTAACCTTGTCTACAATCATGAGTTTTTGTTGAATCAGCATTCTTTCCGGACTGTTGTAATCCAAATCTGAATAAGTAATTTTTTTAATGTCATCTATCAATTCTTGTTTGTTCATCTTTACTCCTCCGCTCCATTTCTTCAGCTAGCCATTCTTGTTGCTTAAGCAATCTCTCGACATGGCTGTCGGTCACTTTCTTTCTCCATACTAGGTCCTTATCCGACATGTTTCTGATTTGGATTTGTGTTGGCGTCATCTGCTCACCTCTTGTTATTAAGAATTCATTGATTCTATTTCATGATTTTTTTCCATCATTTTACGAATGTAATCCCATCGATTATCAAATTTTAAGTATTTGCTCTTGCCACCCATGCAAATATTTATGTTGCTAACATTCGCGAAAATTGTAGGAATTACGAAAATTTTATCTATTTCTAATTCGCTGTTGAGTCCTATGCACAAGTAGATGTCACACGAACCATATTTTTTACCTGTTCTAAATGTATATGCTGGAACATCGAAGCCGTTATGAATCGTTCCGACCTTTACATCGATTTTCACCGAACCGTCCAGAAGAATGTCGAAAGGATGGTTTTGTGACATTTGAATTATTTCGACATTTGGAAATTTTTCTTTCAAGATGGTCTCAGCAATAATTTCATATTTTTTGCCTTTTTTTGTTTCAGAATCTTTAGTTTTTATTCCTAACCTCTTGGCCCATCCGTAGTAACCATAACTTCTATTTAAAGCGCTGGCTAAATCAGTTCTTTTTATACTTTCTAACTCAGACCTTGAAGGCATACGATCAATGCAAAGAACCTGCATGGATTTTAATATTTCTTTCTCGAATTTATCGTCAGTCCACATCATGTACCTCCTAAAACGGTAAAGAACTATCATCAATATCGATCGATGAATTGCTGAATGGGTCTGATTGAACGTTGTTGCGGTTTTGTTGATAGTTGGCATTATTAGTCGTTTGACTATTTGAAACGCCACCATCTTGCGTATTTTGGCTCTTGCGACCAGTTGTGAAGCTGAACTTATCCGCCACAACTTCTGTTACATATTTTCTGCTCCCTGAGTTATCTTCGTAACTGCGAGTTTGGATTCTTCCGACAACTAGAATTTCGTCACCTTTTCTGAAGTAGTTCGCAACTGTTTCAGCAGTTTTGCCCCAGAACACGATGTTGACCCAATCTGTTTCTTTTTCGCCATTGGCGTTCTTAAAGTCACGATCCACTGCAATACTTGTTGTGCCCACTGCTTTACCACTTTGCGTATATTTAAGGTCAATGTCCTTGCCTAGTTTTCCTTGTAAAGTTACGTTGTTTATCATTTTTCTTCCTCCTGTTCATGCGCCCATTGACTGAACACCTGAAAAACATGATCCAGCTCATCTTGTGCCAATTCTTTGTATGCTTTAGCAAGTAAGGTGTCTGGATATTGCATGATAGTGGTCAATAGCCAGAAAACCGCTTGAAATTTATTAAATTTCTGATAATCAGTGTTTATTTTGAGTTCATCCAATATCGTCTGCTGATTATCGTTGAGTTGCGGTTGCAATACATCAACGATAGCTTTGGCTAAATCATCAACATTTTCTTCTGTCCACTCCTCAAAGTCTTCCAAAGACATGGTCCCTACTTCAAATGCTGACTTGGTTCTTGTTAACTCATACGTGTAAGTGTCTTCGAGTGAAACATGATTACTTATTGCTTTAGCTATTTTTTCTTTTAAAATATTCACATTCATTCCTCCAATATCTCAATTTCAATTCTTGGGCAGTCTTTATCAATCGCAAACCAATGGTGAATTTCCTTGATTTCATTGAATCCATCGTTTTCAATCATTCTTGCTTGCTGCATGCCATCTAATATAAACTTGACGCCAAAAGCCACATTGTCGGGATCCTTGCGCTTGTTTTTGCAGTACCAAGTGATTTTCAAGTTGATCGGCGTTGTCACTCTTAACCCTGCCGCTTTCGCCATCAAGAATGCATAGCAACATTTTTCCGTGTTCTCCTTTTTCAACTTAGCGCCCGCATATCGGTTTGTCCGTTGACTATTTATGAATTTGTTTAAGTCTGTTAGCTCTCCTGGTATCGTAATCACCATGCTTTTCTTAAATTGCATCTCGTTTATCCAACAGGTCTAACGTTATGACCGCTATATCCCTTTCTGTTAGCTTTAGCTCATGCGCAACCTCTGTCGGCTTCATTCCTGAATCTAATAAAGCCGATGCCTTTGCTAACGTTCTTTTTGGAAAATCGAACCGCCATCCATCTAAGCAAATAACTTTTTCCATATTACTTACCTCCATTTTTCAAGTTAATGTATAGTTGTTGAGCTTCCGACCAAAGTTCATCTGTAGTAGCTTGGAGAAAGTTTTTTCCGAAATGGTTACTCTTAACAAGTCTTTCACTTATTAGGTAATGGCGGTATACAAGCATAAACGTTCTGAATTTTGCTTCTGCACCTTTCGCTTCGGTATCTCCTGTTTCTTTGACGTAACCAGTCATCGATTCAAGAGGAAATCTCATAAGTTCTTGTTGATCAGGGGGGAGCAGACTGTAAATAAGTTTCACTGGCTTACTAAAATCCTTCTTCGTCTCCGACATCTTCTAAAAACCCCCTTAAATCCTCTTCTGTGACATTCGGTTTATTCCTTGTGTAATTAGTTGGTTCCTTTGCCCAATCTGGCAACGTTTCACGTCTAGCCTTTTGAGGAGAAGAAGTTTTCGGCGCTAAATCATATTGGTCCTTATAGCGCTCATCTCTAATCCATCTAAAGAACTCTTGGGGATGATACCAATCATTCAAACTTATATAAGCCAAGTAATTTGAAAAACCAGTCTCAAATTGGTCAAGTAAACTCTGATTAGTTATCTTCTTCTTGAACTGTTCTTTGGCTTTTTTCTTTTGGGTCTTTTTCGGATACCTTTCCCAAAACTTCTCAAAACTGTCTATATACAATTCAGTACTTGGTATCTGTAAGTCATTAGTAAAAGAATAAGTACTTAGTAGCTTCCGATTTTCTACTTCTTGGTTTTCTACTTCTTGGTTTTCTACTTCTTGAAAATCGGTAAGTGGTGAACTTATTGTTAAATCAACGTTTTCTCTAATTTCAGTTCGCCATTCGATGATTTTTCCTGACTCATTTCTAACAGGAAACCTACGCACATATCCTTTTTCAGTTAATTCAGTCCATCCACTTCTAAAACTTGCTTTCTTATCGGTAGCATGTTCAATCAATTCTTCTAAATAAATTACCCAATCATCTGGAAGGCTAAGGACATAACACATGATTCCTTTTGCTTTCCAACTAATGTCATTACGTCTGAGTATTTCGTTATGAATAATTGAGTAGTTATTTGTCTTTGATTGTCGAAATATTTGAGTTCTTGTTTCTGCCAACTCCTTATCCTCCAATCCTTAATTTTTTTTTTCTTCCTGTTTCAATTTGATCCCGATAATGTGATACTTATTCTTAAACTCCGTAATCCCCATTTGATGCTTCTCGGTGTGATGGGTTCTGCAAAGTGCTGCAAAAGTAAATTCTGTGTGATCCACTTCTTTCCGCTTACGTCTTCCTAGGGCTCTGTCAAAGTGATCGATGTCAGCGTTCTTTTTACCGCAAATGCAGCAAGTCCTGTTTGTCACACATTTATAAAAGAAATACTGAATGTTTTGCGGTGGAACCTCGTATCCATCCTTGAAAGAAATATCGTGCTCAAATATGAAATCAAGTACGAGATTCGTTAAATATGAAACATCATCTACTGTCGATACAGATTGATTTGAGAGGCTTATATTATTGCCTGTGGCGTATCTAAACATTGAGTAGATATAATCTTTCATCTCGTCAATAGAGAGCCCTGTCTCTTTGTAGATGTCGTTTAACAAAGCGAAGAAAAACTTCCTTTGTTCGACTGTGAAACCTCGTGGGTCTTTGATGAATATTTCTGCTTGTCTCTCGCCGTCATATCCATCAAAGATTGTTTTGAGACGTTCGATGTTTAGCGACTCTTTGAGCTGCAAAGTAACTTTGTCTCCATCAACATTTGTTATTTTTGCTAGATACGAAAGATTGTTCAATTACATCACTTCCACTTTTATTCCTTCGTCAACAATAAAATCATTCAACTTGCTAAGCTGGGCATGTGTCCCTGTAATTTTCAAAGAAACTGTTGTTAATCGTTCAGCTTCTTCACTAGCTGGTGAAGGAATTTCTTCAACGATTTCACCTGTTTCAGGATTGATGGTCTTATCTTTTACCTGTTTTTCTTCGAGTTCTTTCATCGCCTTATCGTATTCAATACGTGCTAATCGGTCCTTCTCTTCTTGTTCTTCACGCTCTCTTTTGCTAATGACAGTCGCATCTATTTGTTTCATAAGATCAGAAGCAAACAGCCCGTTTTCGATTTGTGCTACCCAAGATTCAGGTTCTAAGCCTACTGCTTTAGCATAGTTGCCAATGATAGCTTTATCATTTTCAATTCGTTTGTTAGCATCAGCAATTTGTTTCATTTGGAAAGTAACTTCTTCTAACGTTTTTTTGTTCAACTCGCCCTTAGTAGTGAAGTTCCCCTTATTTAGCCATGATGGATTAATAGTTAATTTCGATGAATCGATTCCGTAGTTAGGAGAAATTTCTTCAATAGTCAAAACCAACTTATCAAGCCGTTTAGCTTTTTCCGACTCTTCAAAAGTAGAAATGCTCTCATTGATTCCCTCACTGACTAACTTAATTTGATTCGTGTAACCATTGATTTTCGTTTCAAACTCTTTCAATGGTTTACTGTATTCTTTCTTAACAGCCTTGCGTTGATCGTCTAGCAACCTAGCAACTTTGTTTAGATCGGCTTTTGCTTGCTTTGCTTCAGGAATGTTGTCATCTGTAAAAACCAGCGATCCGTATCGACTGATAGTTACATCAACCAATTCTTTTAGCTTTGTTTCGTTGTTTATCGTGATTTCGCTCGGTTTAAAATCAACTTTAAACTCTAGTTGCGTAGTTAGATCGTTGGTCATTATTTATTCCCCCAGTTGATATCATTTTGCTTTTGTTCCGCAGCCTTGCTTTCTTGTGCGTTCTTCTCGTAACCTTGTTTCCATTTGATTAATTTAGCCATCGCACTGCTGTATAGGTTAGCGGGCAATTGGTCTAATGCAGGAATATTAGCCGTTTCTGCTAACTTGTTTTGGATTATTGATAGTTCAGCACCAGCTAGTTCCGCTACTCTTCTGGCTTCGTCATTCAGTTTAGCTAGCTGTTTACCATCAATTAATTTTGGTGGTTGTTTCGACTCCTGTTTCTTTTGGAACGAATCCGGATCGTCTTTGTCAGTGGCAATATTGAAAAATTTCAGCAAAAAATATTTCTCGCCATAGGTTAAGGCTTTACCTACTCCTTTTTCCCCAGCGATATCAACACCTTGTGCGTACCAAGCGCTATCGACAAAATCTTCTTTATCATCGATGTTCTGCCAACGCATATTCATTTCTAATTCAGTGAGGTAAGTAACCCTTTCTTTTTGTGCGCCCTTAGCCTCGACGATTTCTACTCTTTCGTTTAGTTTGTGATTCGTAATCGAAGGAATTAAGATGAGCCCTGCATCGTTTATTGCGTTGTGTAAAGCTCCTAACACATCACTTGAACCAACATACTGAAACTGACTACCCGACTTCTCTTTCTTCAAATAAGAGATAGTCTTTCTGACTTCTGACAGGCGCTGAAATACATTTTTGCCGCTCATTTATAAAACCTCCTTCAATTTCTCGATTACTTGCTCTAACCCTTGAATCAGTTCTTCTCGACCAAATTCCGCTGATTCTTCAATAGTTTCAAATTGTGTGCGGACAACCTCGTTGTCGCTATCCTGATAAACACCTACTCGATCGTTCTTCTTATCAATATCGAAAACGATTGATCCATAAAGTTTGTATGCGTCAATTAGATGAATACGACCGATTGTGTCTATTGCTATTCTCATGGTATAATCTCCTTAGATGATTTTTGTTAAGACTCTATGCTTGCCGGCCGGAGTCTTTTTTTGCGTCCATTTTTGCTTGGGCTTCGTAGTAGATTTCTTTCCAATCAAGTGTGCGATAGTATAGGTCAAGCACTTCTGCTCTAGTCATTTCTTCACCGTCTTTGATCGTAATTCAAATACTGCTTCGTCATAGATCATCAGCAGTAACATTGCGACACAAGGGAATCCGATGATTAGCCACGTTGGTGGTTCTGATGAAAGCAATGCTCCCAATGCGAAGATGACAAGGATGAATGTTGTGCGTCTGATCCAGTAGATTTTATTCATGCTGACTCCTCCTTGAAGTATCGATCGATCAAAGCGAGGGCTTCTTCTCTTGTTGAGACGGTATGCTGCATTGTTGATTCGTTCGTTTCTATTGAGATAGTGATTTTTGTTACCATGCGGTTCCTCCTTTGGTATAATTGATTAAAAACTGGTGGTGCTGTTATGGATTTTTTAGATTGGCTATCTATAGTCAGTTTCCTTTTAGGAACTTATCTATCAATATCAAAGATTCTAGAATCATATCCAAAAATAAATATGGAAGTATTTGATTCATACGAGATAGAAGACTTTATTTACTTAAAGGTTTTCATACACAATAAGTCTTCAAATCCATTGGTTATTAGCCAAACAACTTTATCTAAAAAAAATCAAGAAATGGTTTTACGATCTACATCGTATGAACACACTATTATAGATTTTATTGACGGTCGAAAATTAAAATCCTCTGGATTACCTATAAATCTGCCAGCCAAAACGGCGGAATCATTATTTCTTGCTTTCCCAAATCGAGATACTACAGAAGACCTATTTGATGAAAAATTAGACTTTAGCATTAAAGTTAATAACAGATTTTATACAATTGACTTTGATTTAGTTACAACATATTCCCCAGAATCGCAATTGCTGAAAGAATCATAACTAAAATAGATAAAACCAAATCTTTATCAATATTTTTTTTCACCCTAGCCCCTCCTTCCGTGTGGGGTTATTATTTGAATCGAACACTTCAACCAAAACTGGTATAATAATAGTTAAAAAGAGGTACCTATTAATGGAAATGATTTTTACAACAGATACTTTAATCGCCTTAATCGCTTTGTTACTTGCGGTCGGATCAACCATCCTCACTTGGCTTTCAAGTAGATACTCAATAGACTTGTGTCATGTCGAAAAATACGTACTTTACTCACAAAACTTCATTGAGTTTTCTATTGTAAACACTTCTCCAAAACCACTGAGATTACAAAAACTATCTTTGTATTTAAATAATTCAATCATTACAGATAATCAATTTGATCCTTATGAGCACCTCACAAAATTGAACGATATTAAAGCTGAAGAATACGATAGAAAGCACGCTGCCAATTTTTCAGGGATTGAACTTGCGACTAGTTTAGTTAATCCTTACAGAATGCCCAACTTCGTTAGTAGAGATTTGGAAACCAGTGATAACTTTCAAGGTGAGGTTTATCTGCTCCCTTCACAAGAAGTCACATTTTCTTATTATGTGGACGAGATTCCAGATACTGTACTCATCTCAGCAAACAAGCCAATCTCTTGCTTTAAGAAAAGTAAGTTAATCCCTATGAATTTTAACTAACATAACTAAATTGACTATTTGTAAGATTAAAATAAGCAAATAGATTACTGTCATATTCAGCTCCTCCTTCCGCGTGGGGTTATTTTTCATCCAATAGATCCATTTGAGGATAGTAACCTTCTGCAGTTAACAAGTTGTATATGAAGACACGACCTTTTTGCGTCCATTTAGTATTCATCACAACTTTTACGCCGCCATCAGCTTTTGGAATTTCGCTTGTGTGCGATTTTGTGTATCCTTGGTTCATATGTTTGCGGTACAGAATCCACTGACCACTGACTTTATGTTGAACACCTAACTCATTAAGTAGTTTGTTAAGTGCGATTGCCGACATTCCATAATCAGCAGCGATTTGAGACGTTGCTACTGTACCAGTTGATGAAAGGATCATATCTAGGTAACTGATTTTCGGTTCATATTCAGCTATTTGCTGTTCGAGCAGTTGGTTCTTTTCTTCTAGATCAGCGGCTAGTCGCAATGCTTGAGCGAAACTTTGAGGAACGTTTGTGTAGCTTCCTGTTTTTCTGATTGTTGGAAGGACTTCGCTTGTTACCCAACGCTTGAATTTTCTTGCATTTGGCATCTTGGATTTAAGTATCAAGCTGTACAGCCCCGATTCGTTTATTAGCATTAATGCTGTTCCATTGACGGTGAACGATTCGTTCTGCGTTTTATCTTCCTCATCTACATGGTCTCTAATTGCTTTTGGCGTGTTTGAATAACCCAAAACACTTGCAACGTCTTTACCAACAAAATACGGCTCATCATTTACTAAAAATGTTCGAACTTCGTTTTTTTCGAAATTGAAAATTTGCGGTGTGCTCATTTTGCTTCCTCCTCTTTATGCAACCTCCGAAGGTTTCAATTTTTTTGATCTATAACGGTTAGCTTCTTTCCATTTCAAATACCAAAGGAATGTTCCAAGGTGAATCCAAGTTACGCTATGGGTTGGTTTTAAAACTCCTTCTTTGAATTCAGGAATACTCTCCATCTCTTTTTGATACGTATTTAAAGTAGTACGAGATAACCCATTGAAACGAATCATTAAATCCTCACGCCTATCCCATTCAGAAATCGAAGTCTTATCCGTAGCCATTTTGATTAATTCCGGAATAGTTGGTTTTTTCATATTTACATTCCTTTCTAATGTGAATTCTTAAGCTGTTCTAGAGCTATTTCGATTGGTTTTATTTGTTTATCCGGTTTACGTCGACCATTCATAATGTCAGACATATATGTTTTCGAAATTCCAATTGTCTCAGCAAGCCAATTTTGTGTTTTATCGTACCGTGCTAACTCAACCCTAACTTTAACGATGAAATCTTTAGACATACCCACACCTCCCTTTTTTAATTAAGCGAACAAAATACGCTAAAATAGTTGACATCCATCCCAAAGTTTTATAATATTGTTTTATGGTTAATAAAAAGACGGAATAATACCTATATATTAAACATTCTTAGTTTCCCGACCTCGATTGTTTTTAATAAATATAAGTGTCTTTCTGTATTTATTAGCGTATTTAATTTGCTTATGAGCTAATATTATCCCATAACTTTATAATTGTAAAGTGTTTTTTATTATACTTTGGGAAAAATAACTCATTTGCAAGAAGGATGGTTGAAAATGAGTTTATTTGAAAGGGTTTCAGAACTTGCAAAAAAACAGGGGAAAAGTTTAAATCGAGTTGCAGAAGATAATGGATTATCTAAAAATGCTATCTATCAGTGGAGAACGAGTAGTCCAAAAGCTGAGACTTTAGAGCTTATTGCAAACTACTTTCACGTATCGACAGATTACCTTTTAGGAAGGACAGACAACCCACACATGGGAATGTCCGAAAAACAAAAAGAAATGACCATAGAAGAAGCTTTGAAATCTGTTATGAGTTATAACGGTAAAGAAGTTTCGGAAAATGACCGTCAAGTTTTAGAGAGGATTGCAAAAGCATACTTGGACGGAAAAATATAAGAGGGTGTTTGTTTGAATGCTCAGATTTTAGAAATTGTTGAAAAGTTGAACATAACAATAGTTTATGATGAATTTTTGGAAGATCATGGGAAATATCTACCAATTGTAAATATAATTGTATTGAATAGTAAGTTAAATGATTTTGATACGAAGAAGGCTTTACTTCATGAATTAGGGCATGCTTGTGAAGATCAAGATAATTACGAGCTTTATAAACTCTCATTTGTCTTAAAGTCGAAAATGGAATATGCTGCAGATAGATTTATGATAAGCTACTTCACCAGCGAATACGATGACATTTATAATTATAGTCAATTAATAGAAGAATTTAGTATTGGGATGGGCTACGATGTTAAATATGCTAGATAAAAATACCCCTATCAAAGGACCAGCTTCGATAAGGGTTACTCATTTCTGAGATAGTACAAATATATTATATCAGAGAAATGAGGAAAGAAGATGAAAAAAGTCGTACCGTGCTTATTGTTTGTTGGTTTAATAATGACCGGATGTTCTAATAATGAAGAAAGTACAACTCCCCCAACTGATACAACTTCTCAAACGACTTCTGTTTCTGAAGAACAAAAAGCTGACTTCGAATATGGGAAAATCATTACTGACGAGTTTGAACTTACTTATAAAAATTCTGAAATAGTTAAAAGTCCATCTGAAGATGGCTATGGGTTATATATAACGTATTCATTAAAGAATACTTCAGATAACAATATCACACCTATTGATATTATTAATGATTACGTTCTATTTAAACAAGAGAATGAAACTTCTGAGGTTGATCTCGATAATACCTACTATAGCTTAGATGCATTTGGATCAACAGATGACGTCGAATCATATAATGAGCAAGTCGATAAAGAAAATTCTCGTTCTGATGAACTGTTACCCGATAAAACAGTGGACATAATAGAGACTTACTCTCTGGATAACTTAGATTTCCCAGTTAAAATGATAGCTATGTATGAAGATAAAGAAATAGGTATTTATGAAATTGATTTGACTGAATTAGAAAAGCCTGAAGAAACAAAATCTTTAGCCAATACAAATAATCCCAATGAAGATAGTTCCTATTACGAAGGTCTTTCCGATATGCCAGCAAGCTGGCAAGAAGGTGAAGCTGAGTGGGAAAAAGCAAAGGCTGAAGGCTGGACAGCCGAGGATTGGGAAGAAGCAGTCAGAGCTAGTGAAAACGAAACTTATGTAGTAGGTTCCGGTCAATATGAAGATTCATTTAATGGTAGTCAAGCTGATCAAACAACATTGCCTGAAGGAACTTCTGAAAATGCAAGACGTATATATAATGAAATAAAAAGTATTCAAGATAGAGAATTTACATCTGGTGAAATTCAAACATTAGAAGCTATCGAACAAGGCTATTACGAGTAAAGAAAAAAACACGCCCCTCCGACCAAAGACAGGCGTGCAAAACAAAATAAACGATAGGCTTATTTAGTCATGCCTATTGTAACAAAGAATTGAGGTACACACAATGTGGAGCGAATCTTTAGGCAACGGAAGATATAAGTTTATAGAAAGATACAAAGATCCCTATACCGAAAAATGGAAAAAGACAAGTACTGTTCTAACAAGTGATTCTTCCAGAGCCTGGAAGAATGCACAGAAAATATTAGACAAAAAAATAGAGGAAGCTTTGAGTAATTATGATAAATCTGACATCACTTTCAAGGAGCTTTACGAAGAGTGGTTTGTTTATTACCAACAACATGTAAAAAGAACAAGCTGGACCAAAGTTCCAAAGATGATTAAACATATTCAAAAAGTTATTTCTGACGATGTTCTTGTTCGAAATATAGACGAGAATATGATTCGTAATATTACAGAAAAAATGTATACTTTCGGTGACCTATCCTTAAATTATACGAAACAGACCAAGACGACCCTTTCAATCATGTTGAATTATGCTGTTGAGAAAAAGTATATCAAACAAAATCTAGCGCTGAATGTCAAAATTCAAAGAAAAAAAGCTGAAGAAGAGAAAAGAAAAAAGAACATGGATGAAAAATACCTTGATCAAAGCGAAATGACAGAGTTGCTTGTATATATGAGAAAATCTACTAGAAGATTATTGCACGCTAACATTGCAGAATTGTTATATTTAACAGGCCTAAGATACGGAGAGTTACAGGCATTACAAGTAAAGGACTTTGACGGGAGTACTTTGGATATTAACGGCACATTGGACTATTCTTTCTTAAAAATGTCAGATGCTATAAAAACTTCACCTAAAAATATCTATTCTAAAAGAATAGTTTCTTTGCCTAATAGAGCAGTAAAAATTGTTAATGAAATCATAGAACACAACTCTTTAGTATTCGGCTCCCAAAGTAACGAGGATTATATATTTAAATCATCTAGAGGTACTCCGTTGTCTCTCCATAGCTTTAATATGGTACTGCATAGAGTTCAAGATGTACTAAAATGGGATAAAAACTTATCCTCACACATATTCAGGCATAGTCATATTTCTTTACTAGCTGAATTGAATCTTCCTTTAAAAACCATAATGGAGAGAGTCGGACATTCCGATGCCAACACGACTTTATCAATTTATAATCACGTGACCAAAAAATCCAAAGAGCAGGTTATCGATCGATTAAACAATTTGTAATTCGCCCCTTTTTTGCCCCTTTTGTATAAAATCGACATTAAACAAACAAAAGAACCTCTATAAATAGAGGTTCTTTTATTATAACTACATCATGCCGCCCATACCCATTGATGGGTCCATTGCAGGAGCTGCTGGCGCTGCTGGTTCTGGTTTGTCGGCAACGACTGCTTCAGTCGTTAACAATAATGCGGCAACAGAAGCTGCGTTTTGTAATGCAGAACGCGTCACTTTCGTTGGGTCAACGATCCCAGCTTCTAGCATGTTTACCCATTCGCCAGTTGCTGCATTGAAACCAACGCCTAAGTCAGCGTTTTTCAATTTATCGATGATGACTGAACCTTCGTAGCCTGCGTTTTCAGCAATTTGACGAACTGGTTCTTCTAAGGCACGTAAAACGATTTTGACACCTGTTGCTGCATCGCCATCTGTTTCGATTTCTGCAACTTTGTTGATGACATTGACTAAGGCAGTTCCCCCACCTGAGACCATGCCTTCTTCAACAGCGGCACGTGTTGCATTCAATGCATCTTCAATACGTAATTTCAATTCTTTCAATTCAGTTTCAGTTGGTGCCCCAACTTTGATCACAGCAACCCCACCAGCAAGTTTTGCTAAGCGTTCTTGTAGTTTTTCACGGTCAAAGTCAGAAGTTGTATCAGCGATTTGGTTTTTGATCAATTGAACGCGTGCGTCAATTGCTTCTTTTTCACCAGCACCTTCAACGATTGTTGTGTTGTCTTTATCCACAACCACTTTGCTTGCTTGACCTAAGTTATCGATGGTTGCATCTTTCAGCTCAAGGCCTAAGTCTTCAGTGATCACTGTACCACCAGTTAAGATCGCAATGTCTTCTAGCATTGCTTTACGACGGTCACCAAATCCTGGTGCTTTCACTGCAACAACATTGAATGTTCCACGGATTTTGTTCAATACAAGTGTTGGTAATGCTTCGCCATCAACGTCATCAGCGATGATCAATAATGGTTTTGATTGTTGTAAGATTTGTTCTAACAATGGCAAGATATCTTGGATGTTAGAGATTTTTTTGTCAGTGATCAAGATGTATGGATTTTCTAACGCTGCTTCCATTTTATCGTTGTCAGTTACCATGTATTGTGATAAGTAACCACGATCAAATTGCATTCCTTCCACAACATCTAATTCTGTTTCGATCCCTTTTGATTCTTCAATAGTGATAACACCGTCATTGCCGACTTTTTCCATTGCATCAGCGATGTATTGACCAACTTTTTCACTACCAGAAGAAACAGCACCAACTTGTGCGATTGCTTCTTTTGAATCAACGATTGATGAAATGTTGTGTAGCTCTTCTACAGCCACTTTTGTTGCCATTTCGATCCCACGACGAATACCTAATGGGTTCGCACCAGCGGTGACATTTTTCAATCCTTCACGAACGATTGCTTGTGTCAATAACGTAGCAGTCGTTGTTCCGTCACCAGCGATATCGTTTGTTTTTGAAGCGACTTCAGAAACAAGTTTTGCGCCCATGTTTTCAAAATGATCTTCTAATTCGATTTCTTTAGCGATCGTTACACCGTCATTTGTGATCAATGGTGAACCGTAAGATTTTTCTAAAACCACGTTACGACCTTTAGGGCCTAAGGTTACTTTTACTGTATCTGCTAATTTATCTACCCCACGAAGCATTGCTGCGCGTGCGTCTTCTGCAAATTTGATTTCTTTTGCCAT